TCAGCCAGAAATGTCAATGTATATAATAACCCATTCATTGGTTGTTGGATCTACAAAACTGTGAGTCGGCATACGAAGCAGTTTCGGCTTATTCTCTTCAGCAGCAACCCATTTGTTCAATTCTGAAACTGGCACTCTTTCAACAACAAACTCATGCTTCTGCCTGCTCTTGTTTTCATTCAACAAATCAAAGATGCTATCTATCGGCTGGCCAGCTTTAGCCTTTGCTATCGCCGCACAAAATTCCTCATATCCACCAGCTCCGGGAGTGTATTGTTTCAAGAACTTACCATCTTTATATATCTGTGTTATATAATTACCAACAAACCCATACTTAGCCCTTACCAGTGGATATGTCTTTAGATTAACAATCACACACCTAACGTCGTCAATATTGTTGGCAATTAATTCCACATCGTGCAGCAATCGCACACAGTTGCCACACTTGCTACTTTCATCAGTGAAATGTACAACAGTAACACCACTCGGCAACACATAGTCTAGAAAATTTTCTCCGGCTCTTATAACATCCATATGGTTACTCACAACGTCTTGTGTGTGAAATACTAATAAACTTGTTATCAAGGATTATATACGCAAAGATATTCTTCACCAGCCCTTTTTCTGGCGTGTTTCCTATTCCGAATAACAATTATCTCATCAAATCTTCTAATCGATTCATAGTCTTCTTTAGTTTCTCTATCCAAATACAAAATACACAACCTTGAACCAACCTTGGCAATAAATGGCCTAATAAAGCCGTCTATCCACTCTGGTCTCGATTTATAAACCACCCATGGTTGACCATCACCAACGTATAATTCTTTATTATAAAATGGCGGCGAAGTAAAAATAAAATCGCCATCCCACTCAACATCTAGACACGACGCATTATATATACCACAATCAGCACCAATAAACCTCGCAATATTAACCAACCCAGCAAAGGTCTTTGCTGACAATTCAGCACCACCATATTTACAACCCTCTATGTGAGCACCAATTAATCTTCCACCCCAACCACAACAAGGATCAAACATCCTCTTGCCAGACATACCAAATTTTCTAATAACAACTCTGGCAAACCCAGGGGCAAAATGTGATGCACGACCATATTTAGTCTTATGAAAATTAATCTCTCTAAGAAGCCTCTCAAATGATAAAGATTCATTTTCATCGCGCGATATGGACAAGCATTCATATATTGCCGCCCTATCATTAAACACCAATGGCAGCGCCTTCCTGCCAATCGGCGCAACATCCCAAAAATGCGGGTTAAAATGCTGCATGATCAGTCTTCCTGGCATACCACCACGATTTGGGGCCGTAGAATGCATGTTACCATTTGAAACATACCCGGCAAGACTTTCATTCTTAACACGCTCCAAATCCACTGCCAATTCATCATTAGTATATGACGGATATTTCCAAGGACATATCTTATCAATAATTTCGTGAAACATAATTTCATGCATTAATTTGGGGTCACCCAAATATTCACGCCCAACCTTATATCTATAATCAGTTACCCACCGTATGCGATTAACATAACCAACTTCAATCTTCTTTATTTCATCTTCATCCTGGACCAACACATAACCATATCCGTTACGTTTACAATATTCATCCAAGGCCTTGATCTTCAACTGCTCATTTGGTTTTAACAACAAATGCCGATTTTTACATTCTATAAGTGTCTTGAGCCCATCAATCCATTCGACATAGAAATCAACAACAAAGTGTTGAACAGAACCACCAGACTCATACGGAATTTTAATGTGTTCATACTTCCACTCTTTAACAACATGAGACTCATCAATCACCCTGGCAACCACAGCTTCCCACGAGGATCTCATAAGAATCACATTGCCATTTTTGGCATGAAATGGCACAGCCTTAGAATTACATTTGCCACTTTGACACAGCTCTGCAATTTTCTTGGAGGCTTCTGTTCTGCGAGCAGGATCAGACCACAGCTCCCTAGAAGCCACTGTTGCCAAAGCAACCTTAGCATCAACATTGCCAGTGGTCCAATATTCGGCGCCATATCTGGCACCGACCTCGGCACACAATTTTTTGATATCATCTGAATGTCTTTTCCCAAAGAATTCATTTAGTCTACTAGAATGCTGCTCTGATGCGCTACGAACACCAATTCCATGCTTTCTTAGAGCCGAATACACAGAGTTCCAACTGCAACCAAACTCTTTGGCACATTTTTGTATTGACCACCCTTTTGCAACATATGTGCTTTCCAACCATTCTTTTGGTGGACATTTCTTCTTAGACTCCATTGTTGCTTCTGTGGTTCGCCTATTTATGCCATGCTGTTTAAGAGCACGGCAAACATCCGAACACTTACAGGCAAGAATTCTAGCTATGGTTGGGGTTCCCTTTTTCTCCAAAACATATTTCTTTATTAACCATTCCCTGTCATTGATGAGACCTGGGTCAACAGATGGAGAATGGTCTGTAAAATCCGTCTTCCCCCTCGTTGTCTTTTTTCCACATGCAATGTTGTGCAGATGATATACTCTTCTAATTGGTATACCAGTCTCCTCACTGATGTTTCTTAGGGACTTGTCTTTATTGAGCTCGAAATATTCTCTGTCCAGCTCATACTTCTTTCTCTTTACCCCATTTTTCCTAAATATTCTGCTTAGTTGTGTCATGGACAAACCACTATGCTTAGATATCTGTGGTATGGTTGCACCATTACTATACATCTCACAGAGCATCCTATTTCTTTCAGCAATGTTCATTGATTATTCTCAGCATTACACCTTTCAGCATAATAATCATCAAGCATTTTGGTTATCTGCTCTTGGATGGCTTTATTCTTCATCCAGTTAAAGGCCTGACAAACCAGTTGAACATTGCCTGGTTCATACCCCCTAGATGAATCTATGCGATCAACACTAATGCTGCGAGGATTATTAAATTCAAATGTCATTATCAAATCAGAGATGGCACATCTGTGCCCTTGCTTTTCATACAAGCTTATCAAATAATCATAGTCTATATTAACAGCAATCCCCCTCTTTGCCTTGTTTTTGTTTATTTGACACAACAAATTCCTGATAAAGGCTTCTGGCGACCTCTGAGCCGCTTTCCTTGCGGCTTCTTTTCTCTTCTCCTTATTTAATTGATATAGAATCTTGTTTCTTTCCCTGAGCCGCGCTCTATTCATTTCACTATATTTCTTATTATAGTCAGAAAGACACTTTTTGCATATGTTGCCGCTCTTCTTAAATTCTGCCTCTTCCCTTCCAATCCCACACACCCTACATTTTGAAGACCCACTTTTCATATGCCATCAATCCGCTTTCTTATACATGACAACAAGCTGGTAAAATACAGGCCGGACGAGGCTGGCTGGCACGTTTTTGCCCACCCACCTGTTATATGAGCTTGTTGCCATGTGTGCGATTGCGTCTGTTAACATAATAATCATCTAATATTTGCTTTGCTTGTTCTTGTGTCATTTTGTTTTTCATCCAATTGAAAGCTTGACAAACTAGCTGAACGTTACCAACCTCGTATCCTTTCAAAGAATCTATGCGATCAATACTAATGCTGCGAGGGTTGTTAAATTCAAATGTCATCATCAAACCAGATAAAGCGCACTTGTGTCTTTGTTTTTCATACAAATTTATTAAGTAATTATAATCTATGCTTACTACATGCTTATTAGATTTTTTCCTAATATGATATAACAAATTCTTAATAAACGCTTCGGGAGACTTCTGAACCGCCTTCCTGACGCTTTCCTTGCGTTTATCTCTGTTTAGGCGGTACAAAATGCGCCGGCGATTGCATAGGCGCTCTTTGTTGGCCTCCAAGTACTTTCTGTTGTAGTCGGAGAGACATCTCTTACATATATTACTGCCTTTCTTAAATTCAACCTTTCCTCTATCAATTCCACACACTCTACACTTACCAGGATTATTTCTCATTGGTCTGGAAACAATAACAAAATTACAACAATCACATACCCAACGCTCAGGATGGAACTCTCTATGTATATTAACTGAGTTGCAATTAGTACAAACTGGCGGCTTAAGTAAACTTGCCATATTATACAACCCACAGTCCCAACAAAAGGCAAAAAAGAACCCCGCTTAATTAGGCGGGGTTCTTTATCTCATCTTAGAGATTGCTGACCGTAATCACCCCGTAGTATAGCCCTCCGTCCTCAATCAACTTCTTGCCGTACCTGGTCAAGATACCCTTGTTCGGAGTGAAGGAGTTCGGATCCATCACCGTTGGGGTGCTGAGCAGCGGAATATATGGGCCATAAATATAACCAGCATCCACAGACTTATTGCCTTTGAATCCCAACAAAACTTTGCAGTTCGGGAACAAAGGATCCTTATAGAGTTTAAGCTTGCCCTGGATGGTGCCGGCATTAGTGATACCAATGTCAATGCCACCATCAACAAGAGCATCGCTTCCACGGAAGTCATTTAGCTGCTCATATTTGCTAGCAATATCCGAGCTAGTCACTATCCAGTTTGCCGGACCACGCAATGTGGTGCGGTGGATGATGTTTGCAACTTCGAGCGTCTTATACAGCAGCGCAATGTTGCGATCAGTAAAGTTAACCGACGCACCAGCTCCAGTTGCAAAGTTATGACGAGCTCTAATCGCAGCCGCAATTATAAGGTCATTGATGATTTCACGATCAATCTCAGCAACCATCTCGTCCGCCATCAGATCTGTAAGGGTGCTCTCAGCATCGATGTTATGAACACTCTTAAGATCCTGGGCAGCCTCAAGTGACCAGCTTGTCTTCAGCTTGCGAGTGATAGCACTGATCGAATCACTATCAATGCTCATTGTCACTTCCGGCTGGAACGGGTTGTTCTCAAGGTCGTACTCATAGCTGCAACGAGCAACCATGCCAGAAGGCACCGGGGTGCCAGTGAGAACCACTTTCGCCAAACCAGTGGAGTGATCAAAGCTAGACGCATTGACATCAACCACAAAGCTGCCACACGCAGTGGAGTTAGACCCAACGACATTATCCACTTTTCCATCAGCGCCAAACGACACTTGCAAACACGGGGTCGGAGTGTCGCAGCCCTGATCGAGCTCAGACTGAAGGAAGAGATTAACAACCACGGTGCCAGCAAGCACGGGACGGTGCGCTAACGTCTTGCTAATGGTCAACCCATCAGTGCTGATCACCATGTCCTCACCATCCCACATCTGACCACCAACAGTCTGGCTGCTATAATACGGATCCAAAGCCCAACCAGACTGACGGGCAAACTGGGCGCTGGTGCTCTGACGCATGATCTGCGTTCCAGCAACCGTCTGGCCTTTGCTAATTCCATAACGATAACGAACATAGAAAATCAAACTGGCGGGCTGAGACATTGGCTGCACACCAACCAAATTGTCAGCGATCAACTTGGAAAACGACTTACGAATCAACGGCAGCGCAAAACGAGTAAAGTCAGCGATGTTGCCCGTCTGAAATGCGTCCTCAAGAATGACCGACGACTTTCGACCACCCATCACCGAATACTGGTTTTCAAACAGGTGAGCCATCAGCCCATACTTGTTTTGGGGAACCTCTTGCATTTTGGCCAGAACCGGGCTCCACTTCTTAACCAGTTGATTGCGCTTAGCCTCCTGCAACAAATATTCATTATTAGACCTGTCTTCAGTAATAACCCCAGCAGTACCAAGATGTTTCATTTTGCATTCCTCCTGTCTTATTGTCAGATTTGATTAGCTATCTGAACTATTTTATCATCAACCACATCAACGCCTTTTTGTTCAGAGAAAGATTTAGTCGGAACTTGCAGCTCCACCAACCTAGGGTTGCTAGTCTTTGGCAAGCCAGAAACCACCCTGCGGCCTTTAACTGTCTCACTCTTCTTTTCCTTTGTTTGTTTGTTATCATCCTTTTTCTTGGCATCTTCCTCTATTACCGGCTTCATGGCCTTTGCCCTACTTTCCCTAATGATGCTAAGAGCCATCTCATTGGCGCGATTGGCCGCAATCTCCGCCCTCTTCTTCTCTTCCGTCAAGGTTTTCACTTTATTAGAAAGCTGTTCAATGCGCTCTCTGAGGGCTTTGATCTCAGCATCACTAGCAACCTCAATGCCTTCCGTAATGTTACGGATAGACTGCAGTTTGCCCATCGCGCTGCTTTCTTCGACCGCCCTCTGCTTCTCTATGCGCTTCTCTATTTGAGCAGCTTTGCTCTCAAGAAAAACACTAACTTTGTTGGCCAGATCAACCTTGTAGTTTTCAACTTCCTCAATACATATCTGCTTAGCTTTCTGCAGCTTAATATTATACGCAGTTTGATACTTGTCGTGAATTTCCTTATCATACTTGACTAGCTCTTCTGACACCGCAGACGCCAGTTGATCTGAAGCGCCGATCTCTTTAAGTAAGGCAATAATCTTGTTCATTGCTAGCTCCTCATTAACGTCTAAATTCTGAATTATTTTTGACAAAAACACTTAACACAGAACACTCCATCACCTAGTGTTAAATGTTATATCTTCCGCCAAATTCCTAACCACATATGAATATGGTGCTTGTAATTTGTCCAAACCAGAATTGTGCAACATTTCCTCTATCATTTTACTTCTACTCAAACCAACACCAGAAAATCGTATGGCATCATATATGGCCTTCATTTTCTCATACCACAGTCTGGCGCGGTTGATAATGCTGTTTATGTTGTGCTGCTTAACATTCAACGGCTTGCGTTCATTAAACCACCGCAATAACCACTCCATCTCTTCTGATTTTGGGTGTACACCAAACAGCTTGTGAGCCTCTTCCTTATCAATGGGGCCAGGAGACATATATCGATCAACAATTCTTTTCATTCTATCAACATCAACAAACATTTTATCAATAAATGGATGCCTCTTTTTAGGAATGTTCATCTTTAATTTGACAAATGCATCAATATAATAACCAAGGTTCATGTTGCGTTGAATAACATCTTTAAAATAGCTAATGCGATTTGGCGGCATCTTCATTATGTCACCAAACTCCCGCTTAAGCTTGTCTATTTCTTCAAAATCACCAACATGCTTCCTCCACCAAGGTTCTGTTGCTTGTAGAAGCACACGTTCATCAACCTCGCCTACATCTGCGCTCTTTTTTAATTCGGCTTCAGCACTCTTGCTCATGCCATATTGGCGCATACGCTTGCCAGACATCACCATACCTTCAAGTTTCTTTTTCTGTGGCGATGGCAAAGCTTCCCAGAACCTTTTAACTACATCATCTGGCCATTTATTAACATCACTACCATATAATATTGTTATCTTGTTGCTGTCATGGCCTGGCGGCCAGTGGTCGTTGCCAGACAAATCTGGCCACCCATATCGCACCAGAAGTTGTTCATCTTCACTTAATTCATTAAAATGTGATATTGTTTCAACGCTCCACTTGTGTACTGGCATAGTAACTTCATCACGATGACGCAACACAAACCTTTTAGCCCTATTAAATGTGCTGGGCCATCGCTTTACATCTTCAAGTATAAAATCTCTAGAAGAGGATTTCAACATCTGCAGATTTATTCCTTCTCTTTGATTTTAGACATATACTGCCCCAGCACACGGCGCATATCATCAACATCAAAAGGTGGTCTTTCTATCGGCTCTGGTTTTTCTTTACCCATGTCATATTCTTTTTCACCGGCTGGCACTTCATAGACAATAGACTTAGCCCCAACAACCGATGGCGATGACCTAAGTCTCATGCTAGAAACATCAGCCATCGACATCTTAGTAGACAAATCAATAATACGGCGATATGAATCGGATTTTATTCTATCTAAGATGTGATCCAAAGCCATTTCATCACCATCCAAGATGCTATATGCCAATTCTTCAGCATAAATTCTAGTTAATATGTCTGCTAAATTGCTAATCATTTTGGGGCCAATCTTAATGTCTTCCTTGCTATATCCCATCATGTGCGCAACATGCAACACTTCCTTCCATCTATTGCGCGCCGCATTCACAATTCCCTTGGAACCAAGACTGCTTACCATGTCCCTCGCCTTGCTTATTGCAGCATCGCGCACAGATCGCAAAACATCGCTTTCAGCAGTCACACCAATTTCACGAGCCACTTTCGAAGTTTGTTTGGCAGTCCACGTATCGATGTCACCATATAACTTAATTGCTTTCAATATCCTTTCTACTTGCGGCCCCATACGGGATACCGCCCACGGAGCAGCATTATAAGAATCGACAATGGATTTTAATTTTTCTTTCAACGAATATATCGCGTGAGAACCAGCCGTTTCACTCTTTTTTGCAAATGGATCAAAAAGCTTTCTTTCTATTTTGGCAATATATTCTTTATCCCTAATCTCACCATTGCTCAAGTGAGAATTTGCTATGCCAATCGCAGACAATAACTCTCTCAAATGTCTCTCTGGCCAATGATCAAAATATCCATACTTGCTGGCAATGGTCTCTGGATCAAAGCTCAATTGATCTGGAAAATCCATCAATGTAATCTTCATGGCTTTGGCAACTGGCCCAGCGCCATGATATATTTCACCAGATCTTATGCTCCTACGAAGCCCAGGTGCTGGCTCACCACCAACATATGGGGTAGCAGCAATTTTGGCTGATATCTTTCTTTGCGCGGTTTCCTTTGCCGCTGTTCTAGTAACATCTCTTTTCAATCGCCTAGTGGGATCTGTTACTTTGCCGGACGGCACATCCACCTTAACCTGATCTATTTCGCCTTCTCCCTTCTTCCAATAATACCTCTCCTCTTCTTTCTGGTTTTCACAAAGAGAATGAAGACAATAATCTATCATCCTGTCTATATCACTAATTGGGTGTCTCATAGATGCCCCATACACTAGGCAATAGACAATTTCGACATTGTTTCTCTTATTATGCGCATGGTATCGTCTTCACCAATGGTGTCGATAGAGTCCTTAATTGCTTTAACCAATCTGCTAGCCTGTGTTCTGTAGTCAATTTTCTTTTTAAGAAACGAGAATATCCTTGACCATGTCCTGCGTTGTGTTTTATTGTCTATGTATTTCGCAATTTTGATAGCATAAGGAATGTTGGAGCTCTTTAGCTTGTCAGATATTTTATCAAGGGCCCTTAATGGATCAATGTCGCGGCTGGCAATCAACATCTCTAATTCACCAACATTCTTAGCATCAACAATGGCTGCCAATTTCTCAAATTCATCATCGTTAGTTATTTGATTATATAATTCCTTTTCCGCACCGTCCTTTGTCGCTTCCTTTCTGCTCTCAATTATGCCAATGATTTTGGCTATAACACTACGAATCGGCAACACCATCCGCGCCATGGCCTCAAAATCAACAGCCTCATTTATTACAATTCTATCACCGCAATTTAACCTGTGTTTTTTGCCGTTGATGCCAGTCACTTCTACGTCTTGGCCAACAAAATAAGACCCAAATGGCGATGCCATTATAACGTCACCACACTCAATCAGCACTGGCTCCCCATTTAAGACCACTTCAACATCTTCTCCCACCACACACACTGGTCTATAAATATTTACCATGGACCCTTCCCCAATGGTAACTAGTTTCCCATCAAGTTCCAATTGAACATCTTTAGAAACAATTGGCATATTGAATCCACCAATCATTTCATGCCACGCAGACATTCACCAAATCTACGGGCAAAATCTGCAACATCAATCTTCTTGACGTGTGTCAAATAGTTTTTAGATTCCATGACACTCAACTGAGCCTCAACCACAGCAGGGTCAGCAACAATGTCCCAAGTAATAAACTTAAAATTCGGCAGCACTTCATATGCAATGCCGTCAGAGATAGTTACAACCCCACAAGAACCAACACCACGAGAAGAAACACTAATTGGAATGTTTGACTCAATCAGAGCCTTTAGCATTCCACCACACGGCATCTTATCGAGAACTTCAATCTCACCCATAACATTTTTGCCATCCAACCACACCTTTGTTACCAGGTGAGATACCCTCCCCAAGTGCACTTTGGGAACTGCTGCGTCAGGGTGATCCAACTCGCCAAGCACTCGGCGATCCTTAATAAGTGGCTGAATTTTATCAATCGCCGGTTTTACCACACTAAGGGGATATATGCGACGATTGGTGTTGACCTCATCACACTTCTGAATAACACCAACCAACCTGAGGCGCTTATTCTTCCCACCATTTCTTTCCTCGACCAAAACATCACGTTTATCAACTATTTTAAAAGCGGTGCATTCTACCAACACAGACATCTCTTTGGCCGTATCATTGCTCACAATAGCACTCATATTATTCCTCCACACACCACCAACACAATATTTTTGAAAGCAGCACCACAAATAACACTATTGCCGGGCATGCCCGGCAATAGTGAAAACAAAACAATTTAAGCTAAACTAATTAGATTTTCTTAAACGGCCCACTACCAAACGTAGGACTCTTTGTAACACCGCCATCATCCTTGCTCTTGTCACTCTCTATAACCTTACCCCTAAGATGTCCCTTGTCTTTCATGCCATCTACGCCCCCACTGTCAACTTCCTTTTCATCTACATCCTTTACGTCATCTTCTTCATCGTTACCACCCTTTTTATCTCCTTCCCCGCTCATTCTGTTCTCAATAGCATCAATGGCAGCGCCAATAATATCAGCAAATTTCTGTAAACTATCTAAACTTGAAGTAGAAATGGACACAACAACATCAGAAACACCAGCTTGTTCCTTCTTCTCATCACCTTTATTATTGTCTCTAACCATAAGCCCAACACACTTGTCGCCAACAACATCAACACCACCAGCAGCAGCATCGAGCGCATTAACATCGTCTTTCATCAATGAGGACTTATCAACAGATGGTCGAGTCTTTGATTTAGCTTTCGTAGGATGTTTATATTGAGCTTCTGAAATAACCTTTTTGCTCCTCTCACCATACTTGTACAATTTATCAACATCAACGCATTCAGATTTAACAACACAATTATCATAGTTATCATCATCATCAATCAGCTGTTTAAATAACTGCGATAAATGCTCATTGCCAAAGGCTCGACATTTATCAGCATACGTCACAGCAACATTAACAAAAGCCGGACTAGACCTTGCCTCTTCCCTCAATTCACACATCTTAACATATGCTTCTTGCAGCAAAGACAATCCTTCTTTCTCAAGATTTATTTCCCTACTCGCAGCCAATAGCTTATTCAATTCCTCTTCAGTCTCAGTTTCCTTTTTCTCTTTCTTCTCTTTACCTTCTTCTTCTCCAGCTTCACCTTCTTCTTCAGCCTCTCCTTCTTCTCCAGCTTCACCTTCTGCCCCGGGCTCTCCTTCTTCAGCACCAAATCCGCCAAGACCGCCCAAAGTGGGCGCCCCGGCTCCAATTCCACCAGTCTCAGCTTCACCGACTTCTTCAGCCTCAGCTTTACCGGTGTCAGATTTCTTCTCTTCTTTGTCCAATTCATCACCAACCATTCCTAGATCAATCTCAGCATCTTCATCCCCAATCTTATCAACAGAATACAAAGAAGGACTCTTAAACACATGGTCCTTTACAGCATACAACACCTTTTTCACCCTTTCCACATCAGCCGGGGAACGGGTCTCAGGACCCGCTATCGCAGACACCAGCTCATCCCACCTATCACTACTGCGCTGCAACTCAGCCAGAGCCTTATCACTTATCTCATCAGACTTGCTATCATCTTCGTCAAATTCTACATCTTGATTTTCGGTTTCCTCCCTAACCACATCTTCAATCGATTTCTTCAATGCTTTCTCACTTGCCATCTTTTTCTTGCGAGCCTCAATCGCTTTGTGAAACTTGTCCTGTATCATTAGTGCAAATTTATAAATTAGGTCATCTTCCATTTTGTTTTCAGACAATACACGACCAACAAATTTATCATATTCCTCTTCAAAGTTGTCTGCCTCACAAAGCTTATTAACTTCTTCTAGCAGTTCGTGATTAGAAACCAACTTTGCCACCTGTTTCCAAGATTCGACAATGTCCTTTTTATTTACTTTAGCATTAGTCTTATACATTAACAACGTTACATCTTCAACAAGAACTGGGTTGTATATGTTCTGGGTGGCCAATGTTTTCTCGATTAAAGACAAAAATCCTTTCTTATCCAACATGCAAAACTCTTGATATTCTTTGAGAAATTTGGCCGATTCAACAATTGCTTCCTGCAACTTATCCTCAGCAATCATAGACGCAACATTCAACACCAGCTTTTGAAACCTTGGCGAAGACCACGCATTACTAGCAGTCTCTGCCATCTGCCTGGCAACGCTGCGTCTCCTCATCTCTTCATTAATAGGAATTTTAATTTTTTTGCCATCATTGAGTATCGCACACACAACTTGATTATCTTCAATTATAACATTATCATCAAAAACCACTTTACGAATTGCATCAGCCATTTCTGTAATTACATTAACATCATACTTGCCTTTATTATTGACTTCATAAAGCTTGCGCCGCACACCATCCTTAGTCACCACACACCCATCACTGTCAGCAAGCGTGGATCTATACCTACAATTGTCTATCTTCTTAAACGCCGCCTCAATGCCCTTGTTATCTCCCTCTGAGATGGCCTCTACAAGTTCCACACACGCATTATTAAACACATGTTCTTTTCTCGACTCACAAATATCCACCCCACGTATGTTGGAAATAAATATTTCGTGATTGTCATTATACTTATAATCAGCAAAATAATATTTATTGGCATCAACATCTTCAAACAGCATGGAATTCTTGTGCACAGCCACCAGACTATAATTACGATTGAGCTTATCGCCCAAACGCTTGACACAATTGCCAATAGAAGCCAACTGCCGCTGCACAGACTCATTAATAAACTTTACAACTTTGCGAGCATCCATTGATATGGTCTTACTCATTTGTATCTCCTCAACATCATCGACTGTCTTTAATATGTTTGATTGAACATGACAAAACAAGCACTGTCATAAACAGCATTATTGTTGTTCACCTCCACTGATTAGGTTTGTCATCTTTTTAATCAACTCATCCTTATCTTTAAAATTCATTTTTCTTTTTTTCCCAACCTTGTTTATGATATTATCCAGGTCTTTCTTTATGTCATCATCAACATCAACAGCAACCCCAACTCCCTGCGCTTTTTGGTTGTCTTCACATTTCAATGAGTTGTTTCCTTCAGCCCCGCCAATTACCGATGCCAATATATAAGATCCGCCATTGTCAATTAACACCAATCCGTGATTGTCAAACATACAAGACGCAACAACATTTATGTCATCAGCATTTATATCTACGGTACCATCGGGGCGCACATTTACTGAATTAATCCCAGCACACCCAGCAATGACAGAGACTGCCTTATCAATGAGCGAATTATCTAATATTCCAACTATCATCTGCTTAGACCTCCAATATCACCCTATGGTAAAAGAGAATTTATCACTAACCAACATCTGGCCGTCTGGCAACAATACTCTGATGCGATAGTCATATGTTCCCATTAACATCTTCGTAGTATCCAACAAATATTTAAACACATACGGATTAGACCGATACGCCCCTTGCCGCAAACCAACTTCCATGTTGCCTTCCGCCACCCTCTCATTATTGCGGGTTGTTATTATTATTGATGGACACAATTGTGGTATGATTGGCATTACCAAATTATGATCATAATCATATAGAGGCAAAGGCATTACACCAACTTCCAACCATCTAATTTCTCCAGCTTTAAATTTAACATCTAATGGTTCAAATGAAAGCCTGGGAACCACCAACTTATCAGACAAATGCCAGTCATTAGGGTATACCCAAAACCTTCCACACTGCTGCTGTAAATTCGCCGGGTTGTCTATGTCATCAGGATACGGTAAACAAGCAAGATCAGAAATAAATGACCACACATCAACATACACACTTGGCGCCACAAAATCACCAGGTATTTCTAAGTATAAAGAGTAGACACCAGGCTTTTCACGAACAACTGGAGATGGATAATCATCACTGCCAAAGCTAGGTATTGGGATCACCAATGACAAATTGGCATCATCAACCGCTTTTCTATATATTCTTATTTCTCGTATGGCATATGGATCAGACAATTTACCACCATTATAAAACTCAACATTAAGCCGTATTACTTTACACAATCGACCAGATGCCCGATTAAAATAGTCACCACCACAACCAATGCTACTCCCTCGCATCGGCGCGCTTATGCCAACCTCGGTTGGTTGGTGACTAGAATCGCCACAAGTCACAAAGCCAATTCTATACCACTTGTTTGGAGAACCACCCTGGTACACAACATTATCAGAATTCGGCATGATGTCAATTGTTGACACATGAATATACGTGCCAAACTCTGAATCAGATTCATATATCTTAACAGAACAAAAGCTCCCACATGATGGGCATGTGGGGGGTGGCAACGAAAATTTCAACAACACAGGCATAAAATGGCTCCACCATCCATACTATAAATTTGACCAATTGAATGGTCTTAATTAATTGTACAAATATTACACCACTGGCGGGCCTTGAATTTCCGGGGTGTTGTATGATGGCGGCTTCATTGCTTCAGCTTCTTTGCGTTTTTGATTTACCATCCATCTAATAAACCAATGTCGCTCTTCAGCAGTCATACACGCCATTTCTTCATAGTTAAAATGGCCAAAATATTTCAACTCCATGATCTGTTCTTGTAAGGCGTTCCATTCATTTTCCACCATCTCTGGCTGGCGTTCTGCGAAAAAACGATTCTGTTATCGGCAACATGGTCTTCATCCTGTTACCACACATTGGGCATGTAACCTCTATCGTAGTGTCAATGCCTGGACTAAAGCTATCAAGCGCTTCACGTATAGCAGCAGAGTCTGAAGAATGTATCATGTTAATAAATTGTCTAATTTTGTTGCGGTCCTTGCTACCCATAACACTAACAACAATATTATTCAAATTCTCTTCTATGAAATCATTCACCGTAGTCACAGAGTTAATTTTAGTAAATGTACGCAGTTTCTCTTCCAAAGAAGAGGCAGAAGACGATGGTGCCAAAAGTTTCTTGCGTTTCCTGGCAACAGTTATGTTCATCAAATCTCTTCGCCTTATCAAACGAATATGCACAATAAACGGCTTGCCAATAACCTCAGACATATATGGTAATGTGCACGGAAATGGCTCTTCTGGAAATTCTTCATTTGGCCCCTTAATGGTGTGCTGCAATTGGTTCAGATCATAAGAATATTCAGCCGAATGACCACACTCTTCATCATCACACTTCATTATAAATTCATACATGTTACCATATGTAATGCCACGTAGATAATAAAGCAAGAAAGTGGCATCTCCACTAAGCAAATCAAGAACATCAAAGCTTGGATCGGGGAATTGAACACAATGTTCAAAGACCTTATTGATCGCCTCACCAGTGCGAACCCATCTTTGGGTGCTCATGATTTTCTCAGTAAAAATGTTCATTGGCCTAATTTTAACAACACCATCCGGTATCTTACCACCATAGTAATATCCCTTGCTCGGCAGCACCACAGTGTCCCACGGGAGTATCTCATCTCTCCTTGACAAAATTACATCAAGTATCCCATCACCATCAAGACCAGCAACCGCGCCAGACAGATCAACTTTGATCTTGTGATCTTCTGAGGCATCATTCACCGCGCCATCACACTTCGTCTCTTTCTTCAAAACCACCCCATCTTGGCGACCATCGTTTGTGCCACCATCTTGCTTTTTGGGCACACCAGAATTGTTTATATCATTCATATTTACTCTCCAACCACCAGCCAAAGACAACATCACAACTATTACATTAAATACATGGATGCGTTATCTGCGAAGTTTAATAGCAACTTGTCCAACACCAAAGGGTGTCTGTATCACCTTCCTAATTGCTATTTTACCAGACATAAACGCACTAACACTGGCAACTCTACTACTAACGTAACCAACAGCAGATTTAACCTGCGATAACAATGAACCAAATGGCATTGTTATTCCAAAAGCAAATTTGGCGCCAATTACACCCCTAACAACAGATCCAGTCATACTATTGATGCTAAATTTTCTTGCTGTTTCTGGCATTACACTACGATATTCTCCATGCTTAGCCCCGCCATACTTAGCCTCGCCAGAACTTCCTGCCCCACCTGGCCCAACCCCTCCGGGCCCAGACCCACTAGTTTCAGCCTCATTACCGCCTGGCAACTGTGTGTCAGAACTTGCTAATTTAACCTTGCCACTCTCAAATTGATTGCCCACACTTGCAGGCTCAACCCCGACCACTTCATAAATATAGTAATCAATGGATAACGTAACAGAAACCGTCTTTATTTCATTAGAACTCATTGACAAGTTTGAATGTGATATACTCTTAGGCCACGCGCCGTATAGCCTCATCCTTCCAATTATGTCACCATAGTTATTAAATTCCACCAGATGCACAGTTGCTTTATAAGCAATAACCTCACCATTCATCAATCCTTTGGTTGGAGACCAAACATCATTCATCCATTCTTCAATGATGGCGTGTGTCGAAAGATTATTGTTCCAATAATCATAAAAAGTTATTGTTACATCATCAAATCTTGCGGCCTTGGCAAACTTATATGTCGTATGTAGTCCCCTTACCTCTATCACATCAATGTTTTTTGTCGGAAAGGTCACTTCAACGGTGTGCCTCAACAACTCAGCAACATTGCCAGAAGAAGAACCATCATATATTCTGTTATAATTGGGAGACGCCAGATCAGCACATATCTTCTCAAGAGCCCAACGATACGAGCGTATTGGATCAAGATTAGCACGTGGCGCAAATCTATAACGGCCAGCCTCAGTGCTTTCCTGACCGTAAGTGCTTATGTTAAAACCTGGCATGTGTAATCATCAACCACCAAACGGCGGCACTTCTGGTGTCACCTTGGCTGCACGATCATATTTAAGCGTTGCAGTCAACATTAGAATTTCATTGGATGAATAGTCTAAAGTATCCATATCAATCTTGTATGGCCACGAATTATACAACCTCCAACTCTCGGTGGGGGCACCATTGTGATCGGTCAATGTTATGGTAGAATCCTTCTTATATACTAACGGATGTTGAGCCGATGCAAGATTGATATTATAAACAGCTGCCTGCATCCAGTTATAAATTGATCCACACACATCAACAGGATTTTCCATATCATACCAGCTGATATCAACATCATCCCACGATGTCTTTCCCATGTGCCAAATAACTTCTTGGTTATGATGTTCCTCAATTGGTGACAAAGTATAAGAAGGACGTTTGCACGACCTCAAGTACAAAAATGATTTAGAGCTCGAAGAGTCAGTGCCATTTATGGCAAACAACCATCTATACTTTCTCTTAGGCTCCGCCGCTCTACTCTCGGGGCCCCTATCAGTTGCCCCACCAGTACCATTTATAATAAAGCCTGGCATAACATGTCCTCCACAGCCAATTTAAACTAAGCAGTAACCACTCCACCAGCCTGCAACACCTCCTCAGCAGAAAAGCTCATATCAGATCTCATAATAACAAGGTTCAAAACAATGTATTCGACAACTCTCGTCGGTTTCAAGAAACAACTAATCCACAATTCGTTGCGATCCCTGCGCTCCGGAGTGTTATTCGTCTCATCACACACCACCCTAAAGTCATCAAGACCACGCCTCGCTTTGATGTCAGCCAAAAAACCTTCACACACTCCACGCACCCTAGACCAAGTATATTTATCATTCTGCTCAAACACAAAATATCGCAACGCATTACCAAGGTTCTTCTTAATAAATATCAACAACATTCTCACATTAACACGATCAAGCGCTGACGGCATGCGCTGCAGCGTTCTTTGTCCCCAAACAGTCAATCCGTCTTTAACAAAGTTAACTATCGGGTTCACGGCATTGCCGCTGCCATATAACAAATTACGCTCGCCAAGGGTTGGATTGTATTCAACATCAAGCGGAGTATACAACCTTCCCCTATTAAGGCCAGCCGGGGCAAACCACGGCTCAGAAACACTCTCTGTGCGAGCAAAAATAGAAAGCTGATGACCACTTGGCGGCACCCAGATATTACCACCATTAAATTGATCAAATATCTTCAACCACGACCAGTATAACGCCCCATAAGAACTGTTAATGGCCTGAGACAGATCAGACAACAACATTCCATTGTGCCAATCAACAACTTGTTGCGGACGCAAACCGTAGGGAGGATCAACAATATAAAGAACATCACCACGAGACTGGCACATCTGTATGCTTTGACCTATCACAGCACCAGAAGAAAATCCGGGGGTGGCCAAAAGATTTATGTCATAAATCTCTGGGTTCTCAAACGCAAATATCCCAGACCCAAAGGCAGGATTGCCAATCACAGCCCTATCAAGCTCAGAGCTAAACAATGGATCAGTTGGTATGCCATTTGCCCCACCCCTTAACTTGGCATAGTATACTGCCGACGGATTACGCACAACATAATTATCAGGGTCACCAACCGGATCATTATTAAGGTAAGGCGGTCTCGGCTCCCAGTTAATATAAGCATTGCCATTTACACCACCATATTTAGAGTTTGGATTAATGACATTGGCAATATACCTATCATCGCGTTGATCGAATGAAATATTGTCGATTCTATCAACCGGTTGCTTATTAGAATCATAGATCAAAATAGTAAACCTGCCAGGAACAATTCCACTGGGCCCCTGATATCCACTAATAGAGATTAAATAATCATCAATCCACGTTCCCGGACTGGTAGCAACAAGCCAGCCAATGATGTGAGAATAATATGCCTGATCAATCGAACATTGCGCCACATTATAATAAGTACTTCCAGGATCACACGATGCAGGAATAGCAGGAGACACAGAACTACCACGCGGCAACACATTCCTTGAATCAGAATAATTACGATATGGACGACTATATGGATAATAAATGTCAAGCGTCTCAGCAAACCTCAAAGTCTTAACATTAGAGAAATTGGCAAGCATCGTCAACAAATCAGTCTGATTGTTCAAGGTCGTTTCTATGACCACCTTATACTCGACGTCATTGATCTGCAATGGATATGCACGCCAGTATCTCACGCCTTGCTGCACTCCATTTCCATGAATGGCCGCCGCAATAGTCGCCGGCGACTGATTATATCCCTGCGGAATATTAAACCTAATTACCTTGCGGCCAGCATCAGACGTAACTTCAATAGCCACTTTATTATTAGATGTCGTAATGTTATACGGACCAGTGTCGTGACCGATTAAATAGCTGCGCGGAATATCCCACGCATACTGTGTCTGACCAACCTCAAACGCCCATCCTTCAGAACCCATCAGCTGAATAGAGCGACCAGCATCTTTGGTAATAATATATATGTTGCCGTCAATATTAACAGCATTATAATCTTCACTACCACTAATTAGCGAATTAAATCGTTGTATAAAACTATTAGCATCGGTAAAAGTTTCCCCATGATTAAATCGATAAGTGTGTATGGCTGGCACCACCCCAGAAGAGGTTGTCTCTTCAGCCCTATCAACCCAAAATTTAAACTCTCTATTGTTCGGCAAAACTGAAAATCGAAATGAATCTTGTTCTTCCAGCCTGCCAGCAGTTACAACAACAGAAAAAGCAAGACCAGTCGCATCATCCCCAGAACCAACTTCAATCGGTTCAGAAACCCCCGGTGTAGAGCTCTCAGATATTACACCAGCAGAAATTTGTGCCCCATCACTGTTTCTATAAATTATATACTCCGCACCATCCAATTTAGACCCGGAGGTCACACTTGGTCCTTTTGTAATTACCATCATAAAGCTATCTTTAATGGGCCCATTATACTTGTCGCTCAAACCGGGACCATAAAAATCAAGAGTGGCTTCTGTAACAAAGAGAGTTGGGTCAATATCACTAAACTCTGGAGCCCCATCAAGTCCCTCATTGTGAAAAGAGAATGGCTCTTCTGCAGTTGGCGTTCGAAGACGTATCTTGCCATGATCAATGCCAGAAAACAATGGCAACCTACCCCACCCAAACCTGCGCGCACCAGTCATGTCAATAGAAATGGCTTCCAGGTCAGGCTCCATTCCCTCTTCCCATGTAACACCAACACGTTCAACATAACATTGTTGCCCCTCTTCAAAATAGGCAAGCACTGCGTACCCCAAATAGCTCTCTGGGAATGGCGGGCCAAAAATGTCAATAAATTGTTGGGCATTAGTTATATATACTGGTTTGTTTACCGGCCCCTTTTTAGCCACACCAATGAAAGCCGGCAATGTTGGACCACGCCCAGTCGCAACAAGACTTAAATCAATCTCTCTAATATATACGCCCGGCGATAAGTAGATTGCCATTGTTTATTCTCCTAGCACCACCGCTAAACAAATTTATATTTGACAACACAGCCAATCCTAATTATCAACTGACACAACAGTCAACTCACCCTTTGCTTGCAAATTCTCTAGCTGAAATTGGTTAAACCTGTCTCTTTCATCAACATATCTTTGTCCCGGCAGCAGTCTAATCACCCTTTCCCCTACATAGAAATCAGAGCCAGGATCGCGCAAATGCAGCTGCACCATGTGGCTGCCACAGTTAGTCACAGCTACCATCTCCACATTTCTCTTTGCCCCAATTGCCTTTGCTTTCTTAATCTCCCTCTGCGTCATCGGCCTTGACATAACAAACCCTCCAATTTACAAAAGATCTTCCATGCGATAAACCTCATATGTGGTGCGAGTATCACTCTCCTTCAATGAAATAACTTTGCCAAGCACAGTTGGCACCACTTTTTCATGTATTGGTATAGAATACTCAACCTTCATAGATATAGAATAATTAATTTTTGGCTTCGTTTTGGCATCAATATCAACATCACTGCTGTCTGACACAGAATTAACAGTCACACGCACATTTTGTGTTATATATTCATCCTCAACCACAAACATGCCCATTGGACAACATCTTCTAGTAACGTCAGAACTAATATATTCAGCATCATGTTTAAACTCACTCCAAATGTTCATTTCATAACTAACGTCAAACGGTATTGGATGATATACTAAACGCATGCGCCTTCTAGAACCATCGGTAAATTCACGCCACATCGGCAAGTATGGTGGTATCCACCGATCACGGCCAAATTCCCAGCTCTCTCTCTTTATAGAAATGACCGGCAAAGACACCCTACCATTGAAAAATTCTTGCGCCCACGACAAAACACTGCGATCATGCGACACAACATGTACTGCCACAGTCTTATAAGAATCATAAACTGGAATTTTTATGCCGCCAAGCCATTGTTTCATGCCAGCATCAAGATCATAAAACCCCTTAACAATAACATTACGAACCATTTCCGGTGCATAATTAATGTCTTCCCCAACAGTTATTGGGTTTTTAGAAGACAAATCAGGAACACGTTCTGGCCTGTTGTTTAATATTATACGCTGATCAACATAAGCATCATTGTTTGTATCAGTGGCGACTGGAGGAGTGAAGTAGAAGTTATGTATGGCCATTGATTAATTACCTAATAATCCTTGCAAAATAAGCCCCGCCCTCTTGTAAGTCATCATCATCAATAGACTCAAAAGCATTATTAACTTTATCAATGGCATCCTTCTTGTCGTCTGCCTTAATTTTAACAACACGCGATCCCCGTTCTTTGCCAACCACATCCACAATATCACCATGTTCACCAAGATTTTTAATTATGCCATACACAACAGAACCTGCTATCAACTCACATGCATTGCGCAACTTTAAATTAATATCTCTAATAGAATTGTTAATCTTATTGTTCATAAATCATTTTACCATTGGTAACGTTGCATCATCTTTATTCATAGACTCGACTGTCACACTCCAATATATCCAACGATAGCGATAATTGCCAAAATCAGTCGCATGTACTACGCGAAACCTAGAGGCCCTAATCGCCAAACTATTATGAGGTATGACAACAATATCACCAATGCGTATTAATCTATCACCAAGAACATGCAAAACTTCCGCCCTAGAAAACAACAGATCAATAGAGTGTGGAGCATCTTGCCCGAATTTTGTTAAAACTATTTCGGGTGCCGAAGGGGCAAACCAAGCCTTAAAGTCATATCCACTATAATATGTTGGCGATATATCTTCATTCCATACTTTGTCATATTTACCATCATCGGTACGCAGTAGCACTGTAACAACTACACCAGCAATTCTTATTGATTCTAATGCAACATGCTCCGCCACGGCAATGTCCGGCACGTTTGGATTGTATTGAGACTGTTGCGGGTTAAATATAGAGTGCTGAGGTCTGTTATCAGCCCTCACATTAAGGCTTGAATATACCTCATTGTTACTGCCAAAATCATATATGGCCAAAACAATTCCTCACTTTGCACGAATCAACACGGAGCAAGAAGCGAAAACATTTCACATTCTTGCTCTTTAATTTCCCTAGAAACGGCCTGACTACCAACAGACTCTGGAATGTCAGCATTATCCCTCATAATCTTATACCAATCATTCACAAAGTCACACGGGCATTTATAGTCCGGGGGGGGACCGCTAGGAAGGACAAAGTATCGCATATATCTATTTGAAACAATCGTTACATATGACCCAGGAATAACTTCAAGGGCCTTCTTCACCGATATATATACATGAGAACAATAATCACAATTGAGAAGAGTAGTTACATACGGATTATATTGATAATTAGAAACATGAGTTACAGTTGATATCGGTTCATTTCCTGGCACAGCAATTATGTTACCAGCCCATATGCGCAATCTGTTTTGAATGTGCGGGTATTCTATCATCGCTTACCAATCCCAACATCAAAACCCATTGATCTCAACTTATCTAAGGCTATGTCTATGTCATTTTTTCTAATGGCTTTTTTAACAGCTTCCTCATATCCCAGAAGTATGATATTTTTTCTCCTGGGTTTTACAATTGTAAAATGTTCGCCGCTAAACACTATAACGCCAGGAAATCCTTGTTTAAACATTTCCACCGCCGATCTCAAATCTTCAACAGAGGGCAACGCAGTGAATTCTGATGGATTGTCCGCCGGGTGTGTGTGTGACACATATTCATTTTTGTTGCTTGGGTCAACACGAACCTCAACTTTGTTTTTGCCACCATGGAAAATTTTCTTATCCCTGCCAACCCACGCCACCTCATGTGGAATAACAATACTCGGCAGTTTTACAGTTTTTGCATACGACATTACACTTGCATCAATGTCTTCGGTTAAAACACACAGTTTCATTGTGTCACCTTTTATAAATTACACACATATATATTTGATTATGACTGCCGTCTATTTATCAACTAGCGCGCTATAAAACCAAGCGGCTCGCCCAGGCTGATAGCCTTTTCAACTATTTCCTTTAATTCTTCTTTGCCCTCAGAAACTAAAGCATCTCCGTCCATTGATATGCTAGACCCATCTGGACCGGGGACACTTATCTTCCTTCTAGTGTGCCCAAGCATTATTTTAGCCTCGGCTATTATGGCACGAGTACACAGCTCTTTTGCCGCTGGCAAGTTAAAATCATCTATGGATGGCAAGTATCTAATAATTACAGGAAAAGAGCCCTTAGGGGTTGGTTGCAACCTTATTCTGTTATTCGTAATTTCCCAAGATCCATCGGTTGCCAGCACACGAGAGGCAAATTTCCTATATGCCTGCAACAAGTGATAATCCAACAACATGTTTTGTATGCCAGTTATGTTGCCGACATTTGCCCCAATTTTTTCACTGACATTAATCATTTCCAATAACTTGTCATATTCAGAACCACCATGTGGTTCATGTCCAAACAGCAATGCATAAGCGTCAGACCATGCTTTGTCATGATATGAAGACTTTGACACAATATGACACAATTCGTCTTTTATAACATCATCAACATTCGATGTGCGCAAAGACAGATATATTGTCTCACCATTAATATCGGTCAAAGCATTAACATATTTAAACGGAATAATTACTATTTTCATCTGACCTCCACACTAACAACATCCACAAATGGACTATTAGCTATGTCACCAGGAACCACGTTTGACACGGGCACATCACAAAACTTAAATTTGGCCGCCAGCCACAACGGCTTAGCTATTAATTCAGAACAAATCCACCTGCTTCTATTATCACTAGCTTCTACTTTATGACGATCATTAAACACATATAACTTAAACAACTCCCATATTAATAACCAATCATATTTGCTGCCAACAGAAGATCTGGCTATGTTAATGGCAGATTCTAGCTGCTCCTCTGTTATATGCTCTTTCTTAATGCGACAGACCCTAACCAAATTAGGATTCCAATACTCATATTTAGATATAGAATCCATAATTACACCAGCATTACCATGTGATTCAAGTATGCTATGTTCATTCAATACCCAAGCAGCATGATTCCAATAAGACCTAGTGATTTTACGAATTAACAAGCTGATGATATCAGAACACGAACGCAATGGCGAGTGGACCAAAAGTATGTCACCGCGCTTTACTGTCCCATCCCGCCTCTTGCTGCAATCCATCCTTCTTAGCTTCTCTATTAGTGGAGCTTCCGACATCAGACCCGCCCCCCTCTTGTAATTTTTTTATTCTTTCTTTTATATCATTATTAGAAATAAATCTTGGAACTTCATGCTGCTTGTCATTAATCATCGACATCTCCAAAATCAAGTGCGCAACTGATAGTGTGGCATTACATACACATCCGACGAACCAAGCGACACATATCTAAACCTAAGATATATCCCGGCTGGTATTAGTTTGGCATCATCATATGAACAATCCCAACTCATGCCAGCATATACCCCAGACACCGGAATAAACGGCGCCAAAACAACTATTTTACTAACATAACCAGAAACAGACGTCTCATCAACATCTAAACCACTATCAACAACAGATACGTGTAGGTCATCACCAATAGAAGAAATGGTTGCTTCCTGTCGATCATATATATCGTTATCAACATTTATGTAAACCTTTTCACCAACCACAAAATTGTGAGCTGATGATGTCCTTATGGTCAATACACCATCGCGCCTTTCAACAGACACAACATCAAATTTCTTGCCGTATCCAAGCTTATTGTCTAGATCAACAACATCAAACACACAATAATCTCCCCACTCTGGCTTGTTATCTGTTTTAACACCATTAATATAAACATATTCAGGAACATAAACACCACCACCATGAATATACATGTTGATATTAAACTTTTCACAAAACACTGATGCCTTTCCAGCAGAAGCCACATACATAAGCGGACCAACACGATACACATTATGCCCACTTAAGTCCTTAAATCCCTTTTCCTGGCTTGGCAAGACAACAGACACTTTAGCTATATTAACATCAGCATTTTCACTGCCAGGAAGTGGTTGGCCATCATGCATTGCCACAATAGAATTCAACACAGACACATCAGATTGATCAAGGTCTGCTTTAAACCACATTTCAACATCATCACCGCTAACATCAATGTGATCCAAAGCTATAACAATATTGCTGTTTCTTATTTCTAGCGTCAATTTATCCAAATTTACCGCCCCATTGGCAGTATCATTGCGTATTGAATATTTATATGATCTAGCCATTTCATCCTACCTTTATGCCAGTGATGTTCCTTACATAGGCTGTAACCGTGCCCGCAGTAACTCTCCAATAGACACTAATTGTGCCAATACTATTCAGTAAAACAAGCGACTGTGTCTGTGCTGGGATGGTTATGGCATTCTGACGAAGATATCTTGTCTCAGATTGTTGAATAATGCCAGACCCATCATGTATGGCAGCAAACGCCGTTGCGCCGTTCGTGCTCTGGCTCCAACTAAAACTGGCGGAAACAAAATATCGACCGGGTGGCAAAGAAGACAATGCCATATCGCTCATAAGCACATATGATGTTGATGTGGTTGATGTGGTTGTGGTACTCCCGCCACTAACAGCATATAACGGTAAGTTTATAAGTTCGGTGTATCTCTTTAAATAACCATCTGCCTCCGATTCTATTAACAATATATCATTAACAGATGGAGTGCTTTTATTGGCAAAAGTAGTAAAATCGCTGCCATTACGATTAAGACCAACATATTCTACATTCGTTGACAGACCATCGTCTAATTTTTTGTATATGCCAGTGCCATAAACAACAAATGATCCAGCCGGCACATCAACCGCTGTCTGCAAAGGATCCTCGTCCACAGTTACAAACAACAGACCGTTGCCTATATCTGTACTACCAGTTATTGCCATAGTTGTCAAACCTGAATAATAAAGTGTCTACTTTCCCAGTTAATATTTGCCCCAGCAGCACCAGTTACCACTATGATGGCATTATTTCCAGACACTGCTATGCTACAATCCCAAGATCCATTAGATTCACGAGTAAATGGAGTGTTCACCACACCCTGAAGCACAGCCGCACCACCGGATCGATACACGAGAGCCTGTCTTTCATATGCGGCGCGATCAGCCCCATCAGTCCTTCTACCAACAACCCACGCATTAATCATGACTGCTGTGTTGTCTACTATCGGTATGGTTGCAATAGTGGTTGCTGTGGCATTAGTAGTAACAACAGTATTAACAGTAAACAACGGCCCCGTTGGCCCCGTTGGCCCAGTTGGCCCAGTTGGACCAGTCGGCCCCGTCGGCCCCGTCGGCCCCGTTGGCCCAGTTGGACCAGTCAGGCCCGTCGGTCCCGTCGGTCCCGTCGGACCAGTCGGACCAGTCGGACCAGTTGGACCAGTCAGGCCCGTCGGTCC